CATTAAAGAATTGTCTTGCCGTCTACAAATACTATCTCTATTCTGTTATCTGTTTGTATATCCATTTGTTCCTTAGGCTTACCATAAACACGGGTAAGTAAAGTTTCTAAACTATAAAGGCTGCCTTTCTCTAAGCTTTTACGCATAGCTGCTGCAATCGTCTTTTCAAGTATTGTTGCCTTTGGGTTATCCCATACTGTTTTAAGTTCCTCTAAGTCCATTGACATCATAGCTTGTATGGTATCGTTTATCTCCGCAAGTTTATAGCCTTGCTCTTTAAGTAGGCTTACATATTTACGAGGTCTGCCGTTTGGGTTTCTTATCTCGCCTTTTTGTACTGGTTTCAAATTATGTTCGTTTGCCATATCTTCTTATTTATCTCTTTGTTATTACAAAGGTAACCCGTTCTTTTTAATAACTAATGTTGGATCAAGTTTACGCATCCTATCTACTATTACTTGGCAGTACTTAGGGTCAAGTTCCATTCCGTAGCACTTCCTTTTTAGTTGATGTGCAGCAACCATTGTAGAACCAGAACCACTAAAAGGGTCAACTAATAATTTGTAATCTTGGAAGTATTCAAGTAAATCGCTTAATAATTCTATTGGCTTTTGATGTGGGTGTGGACTATCAATTCTTTTCTTTTGTTCTCTACTTACGTTAAAAACATTACCGCCAAATCTTGAATATTTAATATTACCTGCAACTATAATTGCTTCCCATTGTTCACTCATTCCACCTGCTCCATTAAGACCTGCATTCTTTTTATCCCATACTGCAATAGTTTTTAATTGCAATTCATTGTTTTCCAAAGTTTGTATTGCTTCCTTAAATGTTCTCCATTGTAAAAAGAAAACATAAGCATCGCATATTCTTAAATTAAAAAAGTCATTTACGCAATCAAATGTTTCGTCATTTAATATTGTTCTAACTCCTAATTGACCTCTACCATATTTTCCGCTTGAACCATTACCATAAGGAGGGTCTGTGAATACTAATTCTGCCTTATGCCCGTTCATTAATTTTTCTACTTGGTCGCTATCCGTACTATCACCACAAAGTAATCGGTGTTCTCCTATCTCAAATAAATCTCCTAATACTATATCTGTTTCAATGCCCCCGTCTGGAACTGCAAAATCATCTTCCTCTGCTTCTACAACTTCTGCATCAAAGCCGGGTATATCTAATCCCCAATCTTGTAGCTCATCTGCATCCCAATTATTTGCTAAATCATTCCAATCCCATTCGCCATAGCCTACGTTATCTTTAACTATAAACTCCTTTTGTTGTTGCTCGGTTAATTCACTTGCTTTGATAATAGGTATCTCTTTAAGTCCGGCTTCCTTACAAGCCTTTAATCTCATATTGCCACCAAGCACAACCATATCATCATTAACTACAATAGGTCTAAGGTTAAGCATTTGTGGGAACTCGTTAATTGACTTTACAAGCTTTGCAAACTTATCGTCTTTAATTATTCTGGGATTGTTCGGGTTTGCTTTAACTGTGTTGATTGGTACGTTTTGTATCATAGTATTCCGTTTATTATATCGTTTGCTTCGTCTATTGCGTCTTCTTGGTCTAAGTAAGTGTCTACGTCTGCTATGTGCTTATTGATTAAAGTTTCTGCCATAGCATAGGTGTAATTTCCTATGGTTGTCATATCGTCTCCATTCATACCTGTTTTGCATACTGCAACAAAGTAAGCCTTATGTGTAAGGAGCAGCCATATAGCAGTTAGCTTTCTCATCTGCCTTGACCTTTATATGGTTTCGGTCTTGGGTTGTGCTTATTAAAAGACTTTTTAGCAAAGCCTCGCTTCCTTTTCCCGAATGAAATTTTATTCTTGTTCTCGCTACCTTTTGCCATTTGGTATGTTTTTTAAATGTATCTCAAATATTTCCTCAGCAGTCCACCTGTTCTTAAAATCATAGTCGTAATGGCACTCTCTACACATAGCACATAAATTAGTTATATGGTCTTGCAGTTGTTTTCTTTTACTGCCGAATTTAGACCTTGCTACTATGTGCGCTATATCTACCGCAACCTTGCCACACACTTCACAAAGAATGGTATCTGACGAATCAAACCCCATTCCTTGTAAATAGTTTAAAGTGTGTCTCTGCATAGTTTCCCCATTAAATTTTCCGTTGATTAATAATTAATTGATTAAAAAATTTAACTATGCAAATTATTTTCCGTCTATTTCTTTTAACTTATTGATACTCCACTCTATACCACTAGTTCCTCCCCAAGCGTCCCACATTAAACCGCCACAACCTTCGCTATATGGAACATCTTTATGCTGCTGATGTCTTTTAAAGGAAGCCATACGAGCAATAGTGTCTCTGCTAATCGGCTCTCTGTTTGCTAACTGCCTTGCTCTTGCTTTGCCGGTTGCTTCTCCGCATGAACCCCACCCGTGTTTCTCTACCCACTCCAAAGCCCTCTTTGCGTTGTTAGTTGCACTCTCAGGGTAATCGGTATAGCTATCTGCAAACTTGCCACCTGCAAGGATAGCCTTCCAAACCTGCATAGCTTTCTCCTCTGTATCGTACACGCAGCCACCTTGTCCGATTTTCCATTTTCCTGAACTGCATCTTGTTACTGGCATAGTTTACTATAAATATACTTTCTGTCTAAATTTATCTCCTCAAAGTTATAGTTCTTTTTGCAGAACTCAAATAGTTTATCTCCGCTTTCCTTTCGCATCTGCTCATCATTAACTAAATCTTTAATATGCTTATACCAATCCTTTTGACTTTTAACGTAATGCACCGGCATATCTAGGTAAGGATTGACATAGCTAACAACGGCAGGGTTCTTTTTAGCAGCCGTTTCTAATACTTTTAAATTTGACTTCATAGCGTTAAACTTGTTATCTACCAGAGGTATGATTGAAATGTCGCTATCTGTGTAAGCACCCATGTATTCTGTAACCTTTGCATAGTTGTAAATAGTAGGGTTAAGTTTTAGTCCACAAGTAAACGCATCTATCATTTTATCCCATACCGGCTTTTCGCCATCGTTGTACCCGGCTATTACAGTTCTTATATTCATACCTTGTAACCTTTTAAAAGGGTGTCTAATTAAATCAAGGTCTCGTTCGTGTGTTCCGCTGCCGGACCAGAATAGTCTAACCTTGTCGCTATCTAACTTCTCATCTCTAAATTGCTCGTCTCCATAAGGTAAAGCGTTCGGTAAGATGTGAACGTTTTTACTGTATGTACTTATCTCTGCTGCTAATCTTTCGTGGGTGCAGGTGCATAGGTCTGCAACTTCTAAATAGTCAGTAATCAGTTTAGGTATGTTATTTAGCTTGTATCTTGAATACAACAAATGGCTTTCGCTAAGTTCCCAGAAATCGTCATTATCTACTACCAACTTGAAGCCGTACTTAGTTCTCCAAGTGTCCATTTGCTTTGCGTCTATCTCATTAAGCATTCTGTTCATTAACACTATATCCCACCCCTGCTCTAATAACTCATCATTAAGTACGTCTGTGATAAGTGCGTACTCCTTTTCTAAGTGTACTATTGGCATCATAATTCGGTGTAAACCAACTCCGCTATTAGCAGAAGTTATACAAAGTATTTTCATAAGTTTATATAATATGTTTTATTGCCATTAGTATAACCAGATACATTATTGCTATGCAAACTCCATGTCTTTTGTACTAATTCATTTTTATTGTAACCATAAGCATCAATGCTATTTTGCTCAATATGATTTGCGATATATTCTTTAATGTATTTTGTATGCAAACCTGCTGCCCTGCATCTTGTACAATAATCTAAATCTATTGCTCCGTATGGGTCAAGTTCTTGATTAAATGCGCCAATTTTATTTATAGTTTCTTTTGTGATAGTAAGGTTGCCAATTAAATCAGCCGAGTCATTACTTGTACTATGTAAAGGAATAGAACAAATACCAATAGTTTTGTCTTGTAAAAAGTCATTTCTAATTTGCAACCAATTATCAGGTTCTAAAATATCATTACCCATTATAGTAACATAGTCAATATAGTCATAGTTAAAATGCCTTAACCCTTTGTTAATTGCATAAGATATACCTGTTTCATTAATTATGCTAATAAAATCTATATGCTTACCTGCATTTTTAATATTATGAAACAATGTATTTATGTTTACATCTTTATAGTTTAAGTAGATTATTGCATTCATTATCTTATGTTTGAGCCGATTTCCCTTGCCGGAACTCCTGCATATTTAGTATTTGCTTTTGCTTCTCCTTTTAAGAAGGCACTTGCTCCTATCATACAATTTGCGCCAACGTGTGCAAACTGATGCAGAACTGCGTTAAGTCCTATATTGCTCCCTTCTTCAATTATAGAATGTCCACCTATTTTTGCTCCGCAGCTTATTGTTACATTGTCTAAAATATTACAATCGTGTCCGATGTGTGCGTGTTTCATTATGAAACAATTATTGCCTATAAAGGTATCTATCTCCGTTCCTGCATCTATTGTTACAAGTCCTGTAATAACATTATTATCGCCAATGTAAACTTTGCCTTTTTCTTTTTGCCAGAACTTCTTATGCTCTGCTTTGTCTCCGATAATACAATAAGCTCCGATATAGTTGCCGTCTCCGATAATTACGTTATCGCCTATAATAGCAGTAGGGTGGATAAAGTTAGCCATTCTTTTTATTTTTAGGTTTTGGTTGCTCTTCGTACCAAGTATACAAGCGTTTAATCATATCGAATATACAATTACCGCACCATACTGTTAAGATAAAATCTGCACTCATATACTTGCGATAAATATGCTCGTACATTTTTAAGATGTCTAAATCAATATTACGCACATAACCATTCTGGACTGAATGCCAATTACCAACGTTATCATCTAAAAATTTTCTGTGTTCTATTTCCATAAGTTCCACATTATTTTTGAAACCATTGGAGCAACTGCTCCGGGTATAAACACAAACGCAATAACATCAGTACATATTGCAGGTAGTAAATATAAAGCCAATCCACTCCAAGCTGCTAAACAACTCGTGCAGCTAAACGGCTTAAAATCTAGTTTCCACTTCCTATGAAATTGGTGTATCTCTACAAAGAAAATTGCAAAGCATATTGCTGCTATAATTATCATAATTAAAATAGTTTTATTTGTTGAATGTGATTGTTATATCTTTTTAATGCTGCTTCATAATATTCAGTATCTAATTCACAGGCAGTTAAATCGAAGCCATAATCGTGACAAGCTATTGCAATACTACCAGAGCCTAAATGTGTATCAAGTATTTTATCTCCTGCATTTGCATAATTTTCTAATAACCATTTATATAATGCAACAGGTTTTTGTGTAGGGTGTATTCTATTTTGTTTCCAATCTATTTTATACTCATTACCATATACATTGCCTATTTGTGTATATGAAAACATTTTTACATTGTTTCTCATACTGCAAAATGCAATTTCACAATCGCTTAAATCTGGTAATGGATTTCGCTTTCCTATTTGTGTTCCTAACTTATTCCAAATAATTGCACCACCATACAACCCAACTCCATCAAAATAATTTGCTCCCCATATTATTTGTTTTTTAGTAACCCTTCTTAATTCATTAAAATACTCTATATTAGGCACATTATCATCCCAGTTCTTAATTTGATATTCTTTCTTATTTGTAGAACATAATTTTTTCTTTGAAGAAATACTTAATCCATAAGGCGGGTCTACAATAGCTAAATCAAAATGCTTATCAGCATAACGAGACATTAACTCCATGTTATCTTCATTAGTTAATGTTATCATTTGCGTAATTGTTTTTTAAGTTCTCTCTTAGTTAGTTTTAATTCCCTATGTATTGACATATAAGGTATGCCGGTAACCCTGCTAAGTTCTTTTGCGTTGCAGTTATGCTTGATAGCATAAACTCTTAATAGTTCTGCTTTGTACCAATGCATCTTAGATAACTCGTCTTCTACTTTGTTAAGCAAATCCTCGTCTCTGTCGTGTGCTATTAACTCAACCTCTAATGGCTTTCTATAAGTCCTGTAAAATTGGCTCGTATTACTCTGCATCATGTTAATCATAGTGCGAACCAAGTAGAACTTTAACACGTTTCTTTTTCGCATATCTATTATGCGTTCTTCATCCATTTCGCATAGCACTTTAAATAGTTCACTTCTTAAATCTTCTCGCAGGTCTTCCGGCTGCATCTTGTCTATTGCTTCCTTTAATTCTCGGCTTTCCCAAAGTTCTAATATGATGCTATTCTTGTTCATATTCTTTTAAGGTTAGTTTGCCGTTCTCTTCGGTTGCTATGTAGCAGAAACAATTTGAAGTTTTTGCTAAGTTTAAAAATCCTATTTGATAGCTGCTGAGTTTATCTCCTATGGCTTTTGTCTCGCAGTATACCGCTACTCCTGTTTGTGTGTGGAAGCCAACTACATCTGGAACTCCTTTAAGTCCTATAAACGTTCTACCTCTAACCGCTAAATTGTTATTGCGCCATACAAAGCACCCGTTTTTGTTCAGGGTCTTTATTGCTTCTTTGGTTAATTCGTTTGCGGTCATAATACAAAACTATACTAAGAAAATGAAATTTTGCCTAATTTTATTTGCTCCTCAAAAAATAAAGCTACTGCTACGGCTCTGGCTTGGTTCTTTAACCATTGTTCAGTCCATTCATCTCTGTACTGCTTTGCGCTGATTATATCCATTTTATTAGCCTTGTATGTAATGATTTCCATTAGTTTCTTTTTAGCCACTGCTCCGTCTTCTTTTGACCAAGTCTTAATGCCAGAATTATGCAGCTTTGTAAATACTGATAAAGGGTTAAATAATCTATCAAAAGTTCTATTTTCTAGAACCTTATACTCCTGGTAACTGTAATCAATTATCTCTAAATCAGTTAAATGTGGTATTGCTTGTTCTCGTTCCTGTGGTATCATTTTGCGTACTTCGTTTGCTTTTTTCTTGTATCTATCCATAACCTGACTAAAATAAGCCGGGCTAAAATTTTGATAATGGTCTATGAAGTCATTAGCTACCATTTGCTTAAACGCTACTTTAACCTCATTTATTGTAAAGCCTCCGTATTCAGTCCTTATCCAATCCTCTAAAATTGCTAACTTAACGTCGCCAGGATTGTTAATGCCTACAAGCTGCATCAAATAAATAAGGTTTTGGTTAAATATGATAGAGTTTAGATTCCGGACTCTCTCCCCCGAAAATGCGGTCATAATCTCCTGCTCCGTAGGAAGTAGAGTAGATAAAGTTGTAGTTTTTAAGGTTTTCGAGTTCGTGCTTATCAAGTTTTCGTTGATTATTTGAAGTTCCTTTTGCATATTGTTTAGCGTTTGTTATCCAATTATTTACTGAGTGTTGCCAACTTTTCATTGGGTTCTTACCTACTCTCCACCCGTTGCTCGTGTAGTAATTTACAAATTTTTCTGCTTCTACCTTTGCCTGTTCTGTTCCTATCCGTATTGCCATATATTCGTAAACCTCTTCAAAACTACACTTACTTTTATTATTAATTATATCTATATTTATATTTTCATTTACATTTTCCATATGAGGCTTCATATGAGGTTGCATATGCGTTTCATATGAGGGTTCATCTTTTGGTTTGTTTTTAGGTTTTATATTGTTTCGCCTTGATTCTGTAAAGGTTTTACGCTTTTCCTTCTCAACATCAAGCCTGACATTGTACCATAAACCTTCATCATCTTGTATAAACTTGCATTTCACTTGCTCCCACAAGTGACCAACCGTATGTTGTATCATATGAGTGTTCATATGCCCTCGATTGAATTGAAGCATAAGCAAGTCCATATATGCTCCTTTTTCCTCAAATGTCATTCCCATAGTGCCACTAACATAGTCGCCGGGATAAAATAAAAATGCTGGGTCTTTTGCCATAAAAAAATAAACCCCGATAGCTGCGAACTATCAGGGTTATTATTATTTAACCACTAAACACATAGGCGGTTCGCAGTTCGTCTATGTGTCTTTTATATCTGCAAATATACACTAAATCTCTTTAAGTTCTAATTTTATACAAAGTTTTTTTAGCTTTGTTTTAAACCAATCCTCAGTTTCAATTAGGTTATTCGCTTGTTTTATGTTATGGATAGCAGTCGTGTGGTCGCTAGTGCCTGTGTACTGGCTTATCTCTTTAAGGCTCAACTTAGTGTATCTTCTAAGTAAATAAGCAGCAGCCTTGCGACCGAACGTTGTTTTTAAGCTCCTATCCTTTACCAGAACATCGCACTCAAACTCTTCGTCTACCAATTTGACAATCGTTCTTGCACCAATGTCTAAACCCAAAGGCTCGTTATCTTCTATGCCTAACAACCCTAACTGCTGCATCATTTCATGAAGCTGCAAGTGTGTGTTGCGTTGCGCATAATAAAGCTCCTTTAACTGTCTTATTGATATATCTCTTTTTCTAGTTAGCATAATTAAAACGGCAGTCCTTCCGTATCATCTTTTGGTTTTGAATAGGTTTTGTTTTCAGGGTTAAAATCATTAATGTAAATTTTGTAGTCCGGCTGCTTATCTTCTGTCTTGTAAGCGTTTTTCCACATTGAATATTTTACATCATTGATTGTAAAATTAATTACTTCTCCTTTTGCAGTTGTGTTTTTCCAACCGCCTGTACTCCATTTTTTCTCTTGCATTTTTTACTTTTTAATTAGTGAATATTTACTTACAAATTTAGGTTGTTTCTTGTTACCTACGTTAATTAAATTGGACTGTATCTTATATCCTTTTCGTTTAAGTTCAAAGATAACTGCCGATAATCTCAGGCTATTAAATTTCGTTAGAGCCTGGATTGGTGTCAAGGTCTTGCCCGAAAGCAAGTGGTTCAAGATTTGTTGTTGTTGTGTCATTGTTATTGATTGGGTTAAAAAATACAGGTTTGTCTAATTTGTTTTCATACTTTTTAATAAAGGCTAATAAGTCCTCGTATGCCTCTTCGTTATACCAAGCGTAATGGTATACTTCTGCCAAGAGCATCTGCCTTTCAAATGGTAATAGTTCCCTCATTAGCTTTTCTTTATTGTTTCTTTAATCTTGTTAAATTCCTCTAAGGTCTTGATAGCTTTGATTTTCTCAATAGCTTTATACTTTTGTTCCTGAGTAAACTTTGTTTTATCAAGTGCTTCAATTAAGAACGCTTTTTGACCTTCGCTGACCTCGTCTTTATGCTCATTAGTAGCATCTGCATCTTTTGTATCGTCTATTGCAAACAGTCCGTTAAGCGCATACTTTCTGGCATAGCTACTAGCTGCACCTGTAATTTGTGAAGCGTCCATTCCCTTTTTATTTTCCTCTTCACGAGCAAGACCTGTGCAGGTAATATTGTCATCTCCGTTAGATAGACAAGCCGTAGCCTTTACATATACCCTACCGCCTACTTCTACAACCTCATCGCTTAACATTAAAGCATAGCCGTATTTATGGCAGATAGGTTTCGCTGCTTCGATTATATCTTCTGCGCTTCTGTACTTGTATTTAGCAAAAGCGTTGAATTGGTTTTTAGGTGCTTTAAGCTCCTGTTGGATTTTAATTAGGCTCATATTAGTTGTTTAAAATTAAGGTAATGTTTACGTTATTTTTATTACATTCGAACCAATTATTCTTTTTGTTAAAATTTAATTCATATCCTAATTGGTTTAAATGCTCCATTAAAGAAGCAGTTGCATATCCTTGTAATTTTATCTCGTAAAAAAGTGTTACACAATAAAACTTGTCTAGGTCTAAACCTAAGTTTAATAAATCTTCTATTTGTTTTTTCATTGTTATTGGATTGTATAATGTTCTAAAATTTCGATGATTGGTTCTTGTCTTTTTTTAAGGCTCACAAAGTATTCATAAGCCTGTGAGTATTCTAAGTACATACTTGAACTATCATACTTGTTATCTACTAAGGTGTAGTAAAATATTGTTCCGTCTGGCTTGGTTTCTTTTACAAAATCAATTTTCATAATCTTGTATTTTTAAAAATGATTGATAGTCTAGCCAACGTTCAAAGGTGTAATCGTCATCTTCGTAATCGTAATTTTCAGGCATTAATTTCGGGTCATACGGGTTTTGTGTACTGCTCCCGTCTTGCAGTAAGATGTTCCCAAATCTCTCGAATTGGAACTTCTGGTAGTTGGTTAAATGTGTCATTTGTGTTTTGTTTGCACAAATCTACTACAATTAACAATACAAAGTGCAAAAGTATTAAAATATTTTACAATTATTTCTGCAACCTTGTTGCAGATAATGGGTCTTATATAGGATAAAAGCACATCAAATTGTGCATTTTATGACACATTATGTACAATAGAACGTACAAAAGTAAAGCTAAAACTTGACAAAGTCGGTAGTAAAATGCAGCCAAAAGTAGTAAAAATACTACCTTTTATAGTAGCTTCTGGAAGTAAAGTTTGTCAGAACCCCCGTATGAATACTCCGGCAGGTACAGTCTAAACCCGCAATTAATAAGGTTATTAGCGGAAGGGAAATTGTCTAAGGTTGTGTAAGTGATAGCTATGTGGCAAAAAGTAGATGCAGCTTTGAGCCGGGTCTTAATCATTCGCCTTTGTATGCCTTGCCCTCTATGTGATTTTTTAACCCAAGCCCTGTTAAATATGCAGATGCCTTTGGAATAAATTGAGCCACAATAAGCTACTATCTCGCCTTCATCAAGCATAACCCACCACTCCCGGTTGAACTGAAACTCATCTCCGCAACCCTTAAAGTTTGGGTTGTTATAGTCTAGTTCCCTAAGTTGCTCGTAGGTTTCTCGGTCTAAGATATTACCAAAGCTAAATATCTTTTTGAGGCGCATTGTGTATTTGTTCAAGTTTAGTAAGGTAGAGAATGGCATCTTGCAGTTCTTGTTTCAAATGCGTTATCCATTGACCTGTTGTTAAATCTTCTCTATCCATTGTAGTTCCGTATTTAACTTTGCCTACTTGCTCCCGGCTACGCATATCTTCTATAACTGCTGCTAATATTTTGCTATCCATTTATTTGTCTGTTTTGCTATGTATCTTAAAACAAGTCTTACACTTATATAAAATCTTCTTTACTCCTGTTGCGGTTGTGCGCCTCATTTGTATTGTTATCTCATCGCTGCCACACTCAGGGCAAGTGCCTCTATCCTGACCGAATATAACTCCGTAATGCGTTTTAGGTTCTATATGGTTTTTAAGTGCGTTAAACACCTGCTCCAATAAAACCACATCCTTCTGGCAGTACTTAATCATTTTAGCCATAGCTACTTTATCCTTATGCAGAACTATGTCCTTCCATAAACTATATTCTGTTTTAATCTTAGTGCCGATGCCTAAATAGTCAGCAATATAGTTAAGCTTGTTGCTATTAAATCTAAACTTCTGACGAGCTACCTTTAACGTGTCGATAGTAACGTACTTAGGGAACATCTCAATGCCGTGAAACAAGCAGCGTGTTCTTATCCACGCTAAGTCGAACTTGTCTCCGTTGTGTCCTACTAACTCCGATGCCGTGTTTGCTACTTCTATAAAACTTTGTAGCATTCGTTTGTCGTTCTGTTTGCTATCCCATTGTAAGTGGTAAACCTCTTTTTCGTCTTCCCACTTATAGCAGATGCAAATGATAGCACGTTCTTTAATTATGCTCTCAGGACTTATGCTTAGTTTGTAACCAGCAGTCCAGAAAAAGCCGACGTTGGGCGAAACTTCCACGTCGAAATAGAGTCGTTTGCGTTTTGATTTTAGCATTGTTTATTTTTGGCTGAATTTATCTATTGTAGTAGTACCCATCGCAGCTATGCAAATAACCATAACGGCATCTACAAGTTTATCCGAAGGGGCAATCTCTTGATGCGTAAAGCTATTAGCTAATAAGGTAACACAAATAAATAAAGCCGATAATAAAGCAATAACACGCTTTGTAGATACGCTACCTCTCTCGTCTGCTAATAAGTTGGCTAACCATTTCATAATATATATTTTATTTTAGTAAAGAATTTAATAAATCGAATTTTGTTAATCTATCTTCTAGCCCGTGAGTTCCCCCATTAATACGCTTTGTAAGAGCAATTACATCTTCTTTGTCAGCACCGCCATCACAGATTTTCCAAAGGTTATTCCTTTCAAAAAAGAACGCAGCCGACATCAAAGGGAATTTTGTAGCTACTAAATCTGGGTTAGCTAAAATATCATCTTCAACCGATTTATCAAATTGAGTGTAATTATCTTTACCCGTTAATTGAATATAGCCACGACCTCTAAATTTCCACCCGTCGCCACTTGCTTCGTCTCCGTTACCCATTCTTGAACTGTAAACTCTATTGGCTATCTTCTCAGGCTTTCTTTCGTAAGCAAGGGCAGTTGCATCGTCTTTAAAGTACTTGCCAAAAATAGACCTAAGTCCTTTAGCCCCATAGTTAAGATTTTCAGTAACCGCTTTAAAGTTGCCGCTTTCGTGTGCGCATTGAGATAAAAAATGTGCTAACCTAATATTACTATTTAACCCAAACTTTGCTTCAATATCTGGAATTTGGTCTAATACATTTGCAGGTAACTTTGTTGATAGTAATTCTAAATTCATTTTAATTTATTTGTGAGTATAAAAATAAAGTTAGCATAGCAAACAAAACAGAGTTAAGCCTGTGTAGTTTTATTTCAAACTGCACCGCTTTTTCGTACTGCTCATAAATTGCTATATTTTTATAGTACCTGTTTCGATAGTCGTTTAACGTATCAATCGCAATTTTATTGCGTTGGGTTAAAGTATCTTTTAAGGTAAGTAAATCAATTCGTAGGCTATCCCTTGTCTTAATGTTAGCTCTTAATAAGCTATCTATACGGGTGTTCTGGTAGCTTACTAAATTAGTTAGACTATCAAAAGAGTTGTTAATCTTCTCGCCTTCTGACCGGCTAATAACAATCTTGTCCTCACCGCCTATCTTCTTAACGTATTGGGCGAAGCTGAAACTTGGTGCTATTAGTATCGACAGAATTAGCAGAATCCAATTTAGCCTTAACTTCATTTAGTTCTGTTTTTAATTCTTTTACTGTTTCCTTTAAGGTAACTATTGTTTTTACTGTCTTAGTAATTACCTTCTTGTTATCCTGAGCTGCCACCCCTTGCACCTCTACACTCTGCATCTGGCTTTGTTCTACTTTATTTTTAAGCGTTTCTAATTGCGTGTCTTGTTTAACTCCGCAACCTATCAATACTACCAATATCAAATAACGCATTTACTTAAACTTTTTTAAAGCCTTTAAGTCTACTGCCATTTCCAAACGAGCCGTACTTGCTGCGTTGCTGCTATCACTTTTACGCACCATTTCATACAAGCTGCCTATCTTTTCGTCTTGCTTTTCGTTACGCTTTGCGTTGTCTATATACAAATAACTGATGCCACAGATACATAAAAAAAGCATACCAACGACAGGGTTTTTACTAAATTCCTTGAATGTAATAGGTAACGGGTTAGCCGATACGTTTACGCTTTTTGCTGCTTTTGCCATATTATTTACGTTTCCAAAAGAATAAGATTAGCGTTATTATCAATATAAGGGCTATTAGAGCCTTATAGAACTCGCCAAAGGACTTATCCTTATTTTTAGTTATCTTCGAAATTTGGGTTGTTTCTGTGCGATTTAGAGCCATTGAATCAGTCTTGGTCTGCTTACTATCCGTTTGCTTCTCTTTTGTTCCTCTTGTGTAGGTCTCGGTGTACTTAGGTACTGTTATCATACTATCCTTAGTAACCCACAAAGTATCGTAGTAAGTAATGGTCTTGGTAAAATACTCTTCCTTTTCTACTATTTTAGTAACGCTATCTAAAACGACTACACGCACAGAATCAAATGTTTTGACTACTGTGCTATCTAGACGCTCCGATGCTTTCTTTACAGAAGCGCACGAAGTAAGTAATAAGGCTAAAAGTATTAATCTCATTTTAGTTTCTTAGTCATTTTATAGTAATAGCGTATAGCCATACCGCCAGAAACAATAGCCACCAAACTTGCAATCAATGTGAATAGTGGTTGAATACTTGTAATGCTAATTGTTGCACTTACTAATGATACCATTGTTGATTGGTCTGCTTGGTGGTTATTTTCCATTTATAGTTCTTCTTCTTCTTGTTTGTTAAATTCTATGCCGGTAGTCCAATCCTGTAAGAAGGTAAAATCTTCCAAGCCTTGTGGATTGACCACGTTAATTATTTGAAAATCAAATTCTTTATCATTTAAGGCTTCAATATCTTTTGTCAGCTTCTTAATGCCTTCCTTTGAGAATCGATACTGACCTTTGTCATCAAGCAGTAAACAATCTTTATCATCGGTCTGAGCATTGTCTAAACGCAAAATCTCAACTTCGGCTTGATAGTCCTCGTGATGTTTTTTAACTCGTTCATAAATTTTAACGAGCTTCTTTTGGGTCTTTGTTTCGCTGTTACCGATTACGGCATTAAGGTTTGCTACTAATTGGAGCAGTTGTTTGTTCTTCATTTTCGTTTGTTTTTGTTTGTAAAGATAATTGTGGATTGCTAAACGGCAAAGGTAATGTTACAATCTTTGGATTGATTTGGTCTGCTATCTGGCTATCTAGGTTCTGCTCTAAGGCTTCTTTGTCAAGTCCTGCTTCTAACCAACCGCATACCATTTCATAAGTTACTTGTTCATAAGGTACGAAGTTTGCCGGGTCAGGAGCAGCTACGCTTAACGTTCCGTAAACATCAGCAAAGTATGTCTTTTCGTTTTCTACTTGCTCCGCTTGGTATCTCCAATGTACTACGCAGATAACGTCTGTTAAACCTTCTGCATTTTTCGGGTATGATTCAAGTGCGCTTATTACCCATTTGTAAGTTGTTGCCATTTTTATTTGTTTTTTAATGTGTCTAATTCTGCTTTTAATTCTTGAATAGCTTTGATAAGAGGTACTACTATGTTAGCATATCTTACGTTTTCTACCTGACCAGTTCTATCTTCATTTTCATAATCTGCTAAAAATGTAGATACTTCTGCTACTTCTTCTGCTATCAATCCTAAAAATTGAATGTCAGCCTTATCGTAGTAATCTTTTTTATATTTAAATGTTCTTGGTTTTAATGCTAAAATTGTATTTAAACCATTACCATTCCAATCTTGTATATTGTCTTTAAATCTTTGTGAAGATGCAGTTGACCTTTCTAATGAACCAGCAGAAGTAACTATTAGATTTGCTAAACTTGCAGTTGTATTATTGTAAGGAGATGATGAAGCCGTACCTGTAAAAAATGCTCCATCATTTCTTATTCTTAATAAAACTGTAGAAGCTGAATTTTCAAGATATATAACATTATTTGAAGAAGTTGCATCAACTGCAACTGCGTGTAATCTACCACTTGGCGATGTAGTACCTATACCTACGTTACCATTTGTAGCTAAATATAAATCAGAAGCAGTTTGCCTTGCAGATAAACTTAAAGGCATATATGCAGAACCGCTTGCTGTAAAACTTGATGATATTTGATTTGGTAGTGTTCCGTTAGAAGGAATAAACTCAATTAAATTAACCCCTCTTTGAAAATAAGTTCTTGAAAATGAAGAATTATGTGCAATTACTAATCTTCCTAATGAATATGGATTTGTTGTATCACCAACTAATAAATTACCACTCGCATCTAACGTCATTGCTTGGGTAAAGGATATAGCGTTACCTGCCGTTCCTGATGGAGCGGTGAACCATTGATGCTGACTTAAATATTGAACATATCTTGAAGCAAAATCAGACTCTAAATAAATAAATTGATTAGATGTATTTATGTAAAAGTTTGAACCTATATCAATAATATTTGCATCTGTTTGAGATTTTATAATAGCACCTTTTTGTAACTGAATAACTCTATCCGTACTTCTCCATAACGCACTCGGTGTAACTCCTAATCCTAAATTGCCTGAGTTAGTAAGCTCTAATATATCAGCAATGTCTGTATTGTTAGTTATTCTTAATGAGTTACTATTTGCCCCTAATTTAATATAAGAGTTCTGAGCACCTGTTGTATTGTATCTGCCAATTTCAAATTTAGCATTGGTATTATCTTTAATAGATATGCCACCTGCAACCGCTAATTTTTCATAAGTTCCACTTACACTTGCAGTACCAATACCAACATTAGTACCATTATCAAAGATTTGACTATTCCCTATTGTACTTGCACCTGTAAACTTAGGTAGGTAGTTTGTAGTACCTGTTCCTGTTACTGGATTGGTTAAAGCGTTTTGCTTGTTGTTAAACGTAGTCCAATCGGTGCTTGATAATAACCCTTGTTGTGAACCACTTGCCGTTGCAATAGCTAAGGTAATAGTTCCACTTGTTGTAATAGGTGTAGAGCCAATAGTTACTCCGCTTGTTGCAGAAGATAAGCCTACACTTGTTACTGTACCTACACTCCAAGACCTATTTGCACTTAAATCATAAGCCGTTCCGTTAATAGTTAAAGTTCTACTTGTTGGAACATATCCGCTTAAATCGGGTGCGTATTGTGGTACGTTTAAAACACCCGTTGTGCTATTGTATGTCGCTGCTCCACTTGTTCCCGTTGTTGTTAAGCTAATTGATGCTCTTGCTAAAGCATCGGTATATTGTGTAATAGTCGAAGCAATTACTCCCGTTGTGTTATTATAGCTTATCCCTGCACCTGCACTTAAAGAAGCAAGTGTGATATAGTTTGCTCCGTTAGTTAATTGGTTTGTATTTGTAGGGATAGTAATAACACCCGTTGTAGAATTGTAAGCACCGCTACCTGCCGTAAAACTTAAAGCTGCACGGCTTCGAGCATCGGTGTAATATAAATTACTTCCTTCTGCTATGTTTGAAGTTGTACCTGCAACCTTAGTCCATAAACTTGTAGCACTAACATATTGTAAAATATCTCCGTTGCTTGGGCTTTGAGCAGCTACGTTATGAAGTTCATCCATTTCGTAGCCGTTTTGTATCTTAACTTCGATAACCCCTTGTGTCGGGTGCGCCCTTACTACGATACCAACATAAACTAAGTGATTAGGTGCGTAAGGTTTTGTACTTGTAAAAGTACCTGCCGTTGTAGGACTTAAATAAAGTTGAGTACCTTCTGTATATGCTTGAGTATCTAAATCGCTTATGCGACCTGCAACCACTACATATCCGTTGTTATTATTTGTAATATCGTTTCGTACTATGCCATAAGTTTGTGCGCTTGTACTATCGCCCGTTGCAAGTGCTTTAGTAACTGCCGGTAAGTTTCCTTGTCCACCATTGATATATACTACTGTTCCCTTTGTTAAAGTTGCACCTGTCTTGTTGTAAACCTCAGTAATTAAGTTTTGTGCTTCATTAATTACTCCTGGAAATGTTACTAAATTACCTGCTCCGTTAATATACTGAGTGCTATTACCGGCAAAGCCTATGTTAATTGTTCCACTTGTAGTTATCGGACTTCCTGTAATTGTTAAACTATCTCCGCTTTTTGTAATAGCTACGCTTGTAACTGTACCTACTGCACCACTTGAACGCTGCCAAATAGTACCGCTATAAATTACATAATCGCCTACTGCAAAAGTAATAGGACCAGCTCCAAAGTTTACTGTTCCTGCTACGTTACAAATATACACATCGCCTGTATCTCCTGTTCCGTTTGCAAGTGTAGGTGTGTTAGTAGCTGCGTTCCAAGTTCCCTTATATTCCATAATAGAACTCGGTAGCTGACTGATAGGAACTTTACCGCCACTATCCAAAGAAGCATAGCCATTACTTACACCTTTTTCACTTCTTAATTGATAAGTATTTAACAAAGCTTGTGATGGGAATACCTCTACATAAGCAGAGCCACTCCATAAGTATAGCTTCTGGGTGTCTTTGGCACAATAAATAACGTTAATATCGCCGGTTGCAGGGAAGGATGCAAGGTTAGTATAGAAGCTAACTGCACCGCTAAAAATAGCCCCTAATTGAGCAATAGTAATCTTCTTACTTACTCCTGTTGTCGGGTCGCCTATAATAGTTAAATCTGTACTCTCAGGAGCTAACTCAGTAGCTAATTGGTTAATCTTTTTGCCTATCATTCTGTATAGTTATATATTGACGGGATTTGACACCTGTCATTCAAGTAAGGTAATTCCATTGTTATATCTATCTTAACTCCGGCTAGATAGTCAGGGTCGCTTTCGGTAAAATAAGTCATTGGTGCAGTTTCGCCAATATCCCATATAGCTTTGGGGTATCTTAACTGCGCTACTATATCCTGACCTACTAATGTCATATCAGACAAAACTTCCGTTTCGTTGCTCTCTTCCATTAGCATTCTATCCATAAAATAAAGGCTAAAATTATAAGTAATATTTTTAGCGTTTATAGTTGCACCCGTTAAAGTGTAGAACATAGCCGGATAAGTTACCTCTCCGTTGCTTAAACGTTCCCACACATCTCCGAAGTAAACAAAGTTAATTTGTTCGTGGTCGTTTCCGAGTGTCGTTATTTGCTTTACAATTTGGTTTAGGCTCAGGCTCATTCTTAATTTTTTCTAAATAAACACGCAGTTTATTTTGGTTCTTTATTGTTGTTACTTTGCTCATATTTAACAGTCGCTACAACCTCTGTTTCCTTGATATAACTCCTCGAAGCTTTTACCTGCGCAGCAATCAAAATCTCCAAGCCAGATGCTAGTTGTGTAAGCATCGTTCTCAGGGTGGATTGCATCAATGCCGCTTCCCGGATTCAAGTACTCAGGATAAAGTGTAGAATATTCTTTTAAGTATTTAATCATTCTCTGCTTGTAGAACTCAGCTCTTGTCTTGTATCTATTAGCTACATCAATCATGTCTTGCATAGACGGGTTCTCGGTATTCTCGCCACCCTTCCTTAACAAGCCTTTGTTATAGAACTGATAAGATAAACCCATTGGAAGCTCACTAAGTACATAATGCACCAAAGTATCTGCTATGTATTGGTCTAATAAAATAACTTCATTA